TGTTCTTGTTTTGGACACCAATGATGTTGTTCTGGTATGTCTTCTCCCATTACTCTTTCTTAGAAAATAAATAGGCATACTCACGAGCCTGTGTATCAACAATCTCGTTCTTTTCGTTTCCATTGTGTGCCTTGACCCACTTTATATCAACAAAATCAATTTTACGCAATAGGTATAACATGCGTATCCATAAATCCTTATTCTTTACGGGTTCACCTTTACTCGTTTTCCAACCGTTACGTTCCCAGTTTTTCGACCATTCGAGTAATCCCATTTTTACGTAGTTACTGTCTGTATATACAGTTACAGTATCGTGTCCTAATTCTATACACTTCTCGAGTGCTTTTACGACCGCGGTCATTTCCATTACATTGTTTGTGGTTACTTTAGCACCACCTCGACCTATAAAGTCGTCTATAATATATGCCCAACCACCGGGACCAGGGTTTCCCAGACAACTTCCGTCTGTGTAGACTTCTATCATACTTACTAGTATATACGATAAAATCTTTATATTTCAACAACGTGTTCCTTTTTATACGGGAAACAGTAATAGTAACATTTAACCACATGATTAAACAATATACATGAACCACATACCGTTCCAAAAATTATTAAAAATGTGTATGTTGGTTCCATTTATATAGTACACGCGTAATTCTTTATGTTTCAGTTTCAGTATCATCACAACACGATTTTGGGCAGAAAAGTGATAAGATTATAACACCAAGTACGGTAAAAGTTACTGATATTCCAATTATAAAATTCATTATATCAGTATCACTACTTAAAATTTTAAGTCTCTTTGAAACAAAATGAACCATTACCAAGATTGGGATCCAGTCGTTATTCGTGGCAAAATTGATAAAACACGAGAAAAAGAAAAATACGTCAAGTTCATGGGTCAGGAAATTAGGTTACCGAAACGGGGTCAATATTCGGGAAAATCACCGGAACAAAAGCTCGAAGAAGCCGAATTAGCCGGTACACACAAGAAAGTCAGTAAAGAAACAGGATTAACGATCCAACGAGCACGTGTTGCAAAACAGTATACGCAAAAGGATCTCGCGGGTCTTATACATGTATCAACAGATATCATCTCTTCATACGAATTAGGTAAATCAATTCCGGATCCTAACGTTATGCAAAAACTGCGTCGAGTTTTGGGGGTTAAACTTTAAAATTTGGTCTAAATTTTAATTTTTAAATTGTAAATTTTATTTATTTTTTAAATTTTTAAACGCTTAATAGACGCTTAGTTGGAGAACGCGAGGCCACCCATACCCGATTGGATTCTGAGGACGTTGTAGTTCGTCGCGAACATGTTAAGAGTGGTCTTGTCCGAATCAGACTTAACCGCAATGGAGACTTGCGCGTTGTCGATTCTGGAGAAGTTACAGGTACCCGTTGGTTGATGCTCTTCTGGCTTGAGCGCAAAAGAGTACGAGTAGATCCCCGCCATTGGGGAGGCGGAGTGGTGGACAAATGGTTGAACAGTGTTAAAGTACTTACCACCTTGTTCCTTGAATCTGTCTTGACCGTTGAGGACCAATTTGAAGGAAGACAATGGACCCGAAGTTTCTTCATCGAATTGCACATCGCCGATCAAAACTGGCGCACCCGCGGCACCTGGGGAAACCGACACGTTAGAGGCAACATCCGCCGACATCAAGGAAGACACCGTAATCGCGGTGTCAGTAAAGTTCCACAATTGGTTGGCGTCACCAGTAACACCGGAGGCTTCAGTGGCACACCAGACCAATTCCTTGACTGGGTGGTTGTACGACAATCTGATTTGCTTGGTAGAACCGGGAGAAGCCAAAGAGTCCGCACCAGTGTGTTGGACTTGCTCGATCAAGTATTCGTGACCCTTTTGCGCGAATCGTCTACGCTCTTCAGTGTCAAGGTAGATGTAGTTACCCCACACCTTGAACGAGTCGAAGTTAGTGTCGTAGACACTGGACAAGTCAAAGTCAATTCTGACTTCGTGGTATTGCAAGGCAATCAATGGCAAGGCCAATCCTGGGTTTCTGTTAAAGAAGAAGATCAATGGCAAGTAAACCTTTTCGTTGTCCACAGTCGCCGAAGTCATCTTACCGTAGTTCAACTTCTTGGCTTCGTCCATGTACAATTCCGCGTACAATCTCCACCACTTTTGGTAGTGCTTGTCGATTCTTTGACCACCGATGGACAATTCGACAGTGGAGATCGCGGATTCCGCGACCCACGCATCTTCAGTCTTGTCGAAGGCTTGCTTCGCAGTCAATTCAACGTACATGTCCGCGATCAAATCACCATTTCTGGCGACCGTGACGGAGACGCGACCGGAGTTCGCGGCGGTACCGTTGACAGTTTGTTCGATGTTTTCCATCGCAAAGTTAGTGTGGCGTTTGTAAACAGCCTGGAAAAAAGTGACTTTTGGGTTACCAGTCAAGTAGACATCTTGGGCGCCGTAGGCGACGAGTTGCATGAGACCACCGGCCATATTGTTTGTTTTTGTACTATAGGCTGAGATTTTTTTTTCGGGTGAAATGTGCGAAAAAACCCGACCCTATTTTTCCTGGTACATATAAATGTCGAACCAAGAAGAAACACTTCTTGAACCAACTGAAGAAATTGAGGAAAATAGCGAAATTGAAGATGAAGAATCTATGGTCGATGATCTTGACCTTGAAATGCCAGATGATTATGATGTATTCGAAGATGAGGAAGATGAGCCATATATGATGGATATGGGTGGACTCTTAAGTTCGGTCCTCGCGACCGAAGAAGGTGACACTGTATGTTCCGCACTGGTAAATATTTCCAGACAGATGGAAGTTCAAAACAAAATTCTTATAAAAATGTTATCTCAGATGCAAAAAAATTAACTTAGAAAAATAATCCATATGTAATAAAAGAAAATGGAGGAAACACATTTTATTAGTTCGGAATCAAATCAACGTGAATCCAATGCTATTATGTGGTCTAACCAGATTCAATCACTCAACCCTGAAGAGTTTATGCACCTTCTATCAGAATTGGAAGATATGTGGGACATCAATGCTACGGATAATAGCATGGTATCGTTCCAACTTGGATATAAAAACTTTATAAATCCTCAGGACCTCGACCCTGAAACGGGATTACCCGTTCGGTTTGACGTTGAACTTGTTTCTGGAAACCATAAACGTCTGAAAATGCAGTTGGGACAAATGTATCATCGGGCTGAAGTTTTAAGACTTTTGGATACGGAAGACGATGAAGATATGAAAATATCCATGCGTATAAATCGTCTTATCGATCAGGTTGATGATGCATGGCAAATTATTTTTAGAGCGGCGCGTATACACGAACGTATCAATAACCCGACATATGTTCCCATAAATCCAGAGTCAGATCCATCTATTTTTAGGTGTTCAACTATGGAAAAGGTAGAGGAATTAGCACCGTACCAACAGGCCATTCTTGCATGTTTACAAAACCTATACGAAACGAATGTTAAAAGATACAAGGGATACTGTTGTACACAAATCAAAACCGAAGACGGTAAAGATACACGTGCGTGGAAACAGGTCGAAACAATACAGGAATATGTTTATGGAGTTGCACAAAAAGAAACACGGTATGAACTCTGGAAAAATTTATCGAGTCGAGGATCAGCGTATAACGACGTTATTCGACACTTAACACACTGTAAAGATATGCAGTTTCCAGAGATTATTAAAAATCGTCACGTTTGGTCGTTTAAAAATGGTATTTTTATAGGTAAGGAGTGGTCTGCACAAACAGGTCTCTATGAATCAAACTTTTATACGTACGAGTCCCGTGAATTTAAAAATCTCGATCAAACCATTGTAAGTTGTAAATATTTCGATAAGGAATTTACAAATTACGAACATCTCGAAAATTGGTATGATATTCCGACACCCTTTTTCCAATCGATTCTCGAGTACCAAAAGTTTGATTCAAATGTATCTAAATGGATGTATGTTATGGGTGGCCGTTTATGTTTTGCTGTAAATGATATAGATACATGGCAAGTTATACCTTTCTTAAAAGGTATTGCGCGTTCTGGTAAATCGACGCTTATCACAAAAGTGTTTCGTAAATTCTATAACGCCGACGATGTACGTACACTTTCAAATAATGTTGAAAAGAAGTTTGGATTATCGTCCATTTATGATGCATTCATGTTCATAGCCCCCGAAGTAAAAGGTGATTTACAACTCGAGCAAGCTGAATTTCAATCTATCGTGTCTGGTGAAGATGTATCTATTGCTGTAAAACACGAAAAAGCTAAATCGTTTGAATGGACAACACCCGGTATCCTTGGTGGTAACGAAGTTCCAAACTGGAAAGATAATTCAGGTAGTGTTTTGCGTCGTATTCTTACATGGAACTTTGGTAAACAAGTCAAAGATGCCGATCCAACACTCGAATATAAACTTGATTCCGAATTACCCGTCATACTTCAAAAGTGTATTCGTGCTTATCTTGAATATGCGCAAAAGTATGCAGATCGAGATATTTGGAATGTTGTTCCCGAATATTTCAAGACAGTTCAGAAACAAGTTGCGACTGTCGCGAGTACACTCGAAAACTTCATGCAATCTACGGGTGTAAAATATGGAAAGGATTTATCTTGTCCACAGAAAGAATTCGTTGCGTTATTCAATTCACATTGTCAAGCAAATAATCTCGGTAAACCCCGTTTTACTCAGGATTTTTACGTAGGTCCGTTCAGTCAGCGTGAAATAGAAGTTCGTGAAGTATCACTTACATATAAAGGTCGTAATTACCCCAGACAGGCGTTCATATTTGGATTAGATATAGTGAATGAAGATATTACATTTGGTAACGAATATTAATTAAAATATCATATTAGAATAAGATATGGATCCCAGGCAGTTCGTAAAAAATTCGAATGTGTCTATTCAGACAGAATCTAAAGTGGTACCAACTAAAAAAGGTGGACTTAAAATTGGAAAATTTCATCCGGGTATGTACAATGTTCTTGTAAACAAAAAGTTTTCAACAACTGAAAAACGTGTAGATTTACAATACATTTTAAAACAAAAACCAAAGGGGCATGCTCAAATAGCACCCGGTTTAACCATAGATCTTAACGAGATTAAAGGATATTTCGGAAGGTTTCAGACAGGTGCCATACACACGTCTAATTTTGGTTTAAAAGGTGATTTAACTAAAAACTTCTTTTCAGTACAGTTAAGTGGATACACCATGGATGGAACTGAAAGTAAAAATTTCACGTTTGTTATTTACAGCAATGGTAAAATTCGTTTTTCTGGTGGGTTTTTAGGGTCTAGTAATCTCAAAAAACAACCCGAAGCTTTGCGTAAATATTTAATTGATACGTATACACAAAAACAGGGTTTTTTATATAACGAAATTGAATATAACAATATTGCAGGGTTCTTTAATACAAATGTAAACTTTGATTTAACAAGAATTTCACAACAAAATCCCGTACAAGCTCAAAGTGTTAGTTACGAGTCTGAATTAACACCTTTTTTATACATGACACATAAAGATCATAATTTTGTTCTATCGACTAAATCTGGAAAACTTGGTTCGGGTGTGGTTCAAGTTCAAGGTGAAAGTGATCCAGATGACCTCGAAAACGCGTATAGAGTAGGTGTTGATATGGTAAAACTACTCCATGTTTTAGGGTATACGATGGGTTTAGTAAACCGTAATGTAAATGCCCCAAAACTTCCTATGATGAAAAGTGTAAAAGCATCTACGTGCCCTAAACCACGTCGCCCACCATGTAAAAATGGTTTTGAAGTTCGTAAAAACCCACAGGGATCAGACTGTTGTTTTAAAATACCAAAGAAACGGGGTACATCTAAGAAAAAAAGTACACCTAAAAACGTTTCTATTTCTTATGATAAAGATGGTACTATGAAAATAGGTGGGCGTAAATGTGATAGACTTACAAAACCCGTTTTACTCGACGTTGCTAAAAAGTTGGGTGTTGTCGGGATACGTGAAAAAAATACTAAAAATGTTATATGTTCAGCACTCGATGCAATTGAGAAAGGAACGTCTAACGTAAAGGTAGATGGAAAATTGTGTCGAACAATGAAAAAAGACCAACTCGTTGCAATGGCATTATCTAAGGGTATCACGATTGACGATAAGGATACTGTAAAAACACTTTGCCAAAAACTTCAGAATAAACCTAAAACACCTAAAACACCTAATACACCTAATTCACTTGCAAATGAAATGGAATACGCACTTAAAATGAAAAGAAGTCGAAACGTGACCAATCAAAAAAGAAAACTCAATGATACGGGTATAAGAAACGATCTCGTTAGAATGTACGGTAAGAAATGGATGACAAAGTATGGTAAAGTTATGGATTTGAATAAAGATATACGTGATGTAAAGAGAGAATTAAATAAAGCTGAAAAGAATAATTCTCTTAATGTCACATCACGTAATGGTGTTATAAGAAAGATGGTCGCGAACGACATCAAAAAAGCTATGGTCAAAAACATGAAACTTAACCAAGAAAATACACTTAAGAAAAAACTTCTCCGAAATGAAGCACAAAAGTTGTATGGTAAGTTTGGTAAAAATATGGTAAATAACGTTATAAAATATGCGACGAATTTACCAAAAACATACCCTCTTAATAGTAGTAAAATAAAGAATTACGTTACAATAAAACGTCAACTTCAACAAAATACACCGTCAGCGTTAAAGAATAAACGCAAAAATAAATAAAAAGATGGACGATCCGAGAGAACTATTGTTAAACCGTGTCCGACAAAATACAAATGACTTTATTATAGATTATAAAGATCGTTGGAATAAATATATTTTGTCGAGCATTATAGATAGTATATTTTATACTTTAGCAGATTATATAAGCATTGAAAGAAAAGGTGGGACTACTATGGGTGAATTAGAAATTGAATACCATTGTACAGATGATTTTATAAACACTGATAATGCCGAAGCCTATTTAGAAAAATATCGTGACCCCGATGATCAAAATCTTATGATATTCATATTCGATAATATACATAAGATGGAACCTGGAACACACCGACGTACACTTTTGTACCTTACAAACATACTATACTTCGATTTATAAGTTTGTGTGGTTCGGAAATTTGTTTAAGGTGTTTCGCGTGATACGAAAAATCGTACCCAAGAAAATTATCTTTTATTTCTTTAGAAAGTCCAAATGCCTCAATTATTCTTGAGGTTTGTGTACACACTGATAAACGTTCAAGATTAAGAAATCTATCTTCCATCATGATAAATTCTTTAAGTGATTCATCGGGTATACCATCCTTACGCATTTGTTCATACATCTTTTTTGATTCACCATTTGACATGTGAAAGTATTTTGTAGAAAATCCAAGAATAGACACGCGTTCACCTGTAATATTATCAGCTTCACGTATCATAATAAATATTACAATTATAAGTATAAGTATCCAAACTATGATCATACTATATAGTATTCTAACATAATATTTATTGTAAAATCTTTGTACATTTTGGTGATTACCGAAAAAAAACTTTTTTTATTTTATACAAAGTATCTTCTTGAGAATGATGTTGAAATTCAAAAATAAATTATTTTTTTACTAATCACTAACTAGTGTAAAGATTTTATAATACATATTATCATATTTTTGTTGTTATTTTTTAACCGTAAAACATATAGTAAAAAAATAAAATCTTTACGTCGTTCCGTGATTACCCAAAAAAACTTTTTTTTATTTTATACAAAGTATCTTCTTGAGAATGATGTTGAAATTCAAAAATAAATTATTTTTTTACTAATCACTAACTAGTGTAAAGATTTTAAATTACTCTAACATAATAAATAAATCTTTTATTTTATGAATAATATTAAATAATGTATCCTTATCTTCAACATTTTGAGGTTTTATAATTTCAAATTCAATTTGATATGTAAATGGATCTTCAGAATCCATATCTTGAGTGTTACCGGAAATAGATGTCATATCAATAGATACATTCTTACGAATATATGATGTACGTGTTTTCGTTTTTTTACCATCCATTTCACTTTCATAATCATGTTCCATAGGAATTTCTTTACATATGGCAAACCGTATATCAAAAGGTGTGTCTTTGATTTGTTTAAAATCTTCGACATGAACTCTCTCTTTTTTTATAATAGTTTCTTCATTTGTAGATTCGTCTATTGTTATACGAAGATTATCCTTTTCACGGAAAAAGACGTCAGTTTGTGACGTTTCAATACGATCCCACCCGGTATATTTGGTAAGACCTTTCATTAGATTGATATACATCTTTTCACCTATATTTGTATCAAAGAATGTACCATTATATTTACCGAGACGGAATTCCATTTCGACATGTTCTTCATTCTTGTGTTTATCAAGGATGGGTTGAACGGTATCACAAATTTTATGAACGTTCATGTTTTCTTACATTTCTATATCGCGTCTTCTTCTTAAGCCTTTTTTATACACCTTTTTTAGATGCACGGTTTCACAAACATTGGAAATACGTGTTATTTTAATTCAGCTATACAGTGTTTTCTACATATACACGACATATCATCTCATATAGTACGAAATAAATACAAGGGTGATTGTTTATTTACAAAAATATACGAACACGTTGTACACATTTATTTTTCAACACACGAAGTCAAGGTTTTTACACTCGAACCACTTTTAAATGAATTTGTTAAAATATTCCCGAGATTTAAAATTGGAGAACCTCATGATGCTCAGGACGCTTTACTGTGTATTATAGACATACTCGAAAAAAAGTATCCTATAATTAAAGATCTCCTTTACGGAGAAACAACTCAAGTAACAATATCACCCGTAAGTAAAAATGTTATAAAAACACCTTTTTGTATCCATATTTTAAATATGAAAAACGAAACAAAAAATATAGATGAAATGATAGAGGAAGGATATAATTGGAATATAATTGAAGGATATGTCGACAATGATAATGTGAAACACCACGTCGCAACAACACGTTGTTTTATATCTAAAAAACCAAAAATTCTACTTGTATCATTCGATAAAAAAAGTAATGTAAAAGTTGATACATCTTTAAAAATGGGGTACGATTTACGTGGTTCTATAATTCATAAAGGTATTCAGTGGGGTGGTCATTACATGTCTATGGCTAAATTTGGAGAAGATTGGATCATACAAGATGACGACAGTTTAGGAAAATTAAATGAATTACCTAAAGAAGATAGTCATTACATTTTGGTCTACAGTCTAAAAACTCCTTCATCTGAATATCTTCCTTAATATTCACGAGTGTTCTATAAAACGTTCGACGACTATTTGGAAATGTTTTATCAGTTCGTTTTTTTACTGGTTTCCACCAAAGGGGGCCCTTTTCCCACGTCACGTACATACACTCAACGATATCATTTTCTCTCAACCATCTATATTCTGGCATACGGTCTATTGGTATCTGAGATTCGTGTATAAGTTTACCTTTATCTTGTATATACAATCGCCACACAGGTGGACCCGGTACACACCCCGGTGTTTCGACAGTTGGCGCTTTCTTCACTTTGAAATCAATTGTGTTTTTGTTTCTTGGTTTCCATTTGAACATAGTTTCGTGTGTACCCGTACGTACAGGTTCGTTTATAGGTGTAAAAACAAGTCCATCCATTTCTTGTTTGACGGTCGGAAGATATACATCCATAAACTTGTTAAACTCTGTATGAAGATGGAACGTTTTAACCTTTAAAAATATCGGATCCGTTTTTAAAACCATCATCTTTTTAGTCGTTTTCTCACAATGTTCGAGACGTTCTAAAAAATTTTGTTGACCAATAACTTCACCACACGTTATTAAACAATCATATATCATGAATACATTATCGTATAATTCACCTTCAAGTATAGTACCTTCATATATCGGTCTTCTAAAATTGAGTGGACATACAAACATTTCAAGAGCACGATTTAGGAATATACACACTTTCCTATTTTCGTACATAAATGCCAACATCATATATCTCGTACCATCCGTTTTTTCGCATACAACATAATCATTATTTGAAAGTATACGAAAGTGTTCCCTTTCTATTGAAATTGGTTGACACCCCGGAAATATACCCTTTTTAGTACCCCATTTGGATTCCATAAAGGAGATCGCATATTTGTAAAGTGGATCATCCGACTTTACAGACACACGTGTCATTCTGTTCTATATAATTACGCTATTCTTTAATTTGATTTAACACCTGCAGCGTTTAGAATATTACTAATACATTCGTGACTATATGTCATAGTCAACTTAGATGCTGTATACGCGTGAATTTTGATTCCAGCCTCTTTAAATTTTAAAAACATATTTTTCATTCTCGGGTGTATTTTGAATGCGCCATTTTTCTTATCTTTTAAGTGTTTCGTTACATT